TCAGCCGCTAAAGGTTGATCAGGCGCAAGAGGATGCGGAGACTGCAACATCTGATTTAATAATACCAGGAATTGCTGCATTGCCGACTGTGTTTGACCCACCATTCGGAATGGGAAGCCTTTCAACATTTCGGCTCTTTCTGCTTCGGTCTTATCAGGGAAGAGGTATTTAATTGCCTCCACACTGTTAACACCGACCTCTTGCATGTTTCGAACGACGATTGATTTTTGCTGTAAATCAAACGCCGTGTCCTCGTACACATCGCCCATAAAGCGATATGAAACACTACGGTCACCGTCTTCCGGAAGCCCGACGACACCGCGAGGAACTTTATTCTCAGATACTGCTTTTTTAATTTCCTCGTCCAACTTCATATCAAAACGACGTAAAGCCTTCTGATATTTGAGGATGCTTTCTTCTGTTTCTTCTTTAGGTGGGTTTGGTTCTTTAAGACCGGAGGCCGCAATAAACGACTCACGGAAAATCATTTCCTGGTGATAAACCATCATCTCCAGGAGACGACAAAAACCATAAGTCAGGAAGCTTTTGTTCTTCCTAAGAGCCGTAGCTTGCGCCCGACCCATCAAACCTTTGATTTCTGTTGCCGTGGCACCAGCTGAGATAGAGATCTCATCGACACCACCTAACGCGGTACGAATCTCCTCCCGAAGCAGAAGTGCATACCGGTTCATGTCACCACTAATCGGGTCAGGCGTCATGTAGCCCACACGATCAGACGGCTCGACGTTCGCGATGATCCGAGGGACTCGAAGTCCGCCACCCATCGCGGAACCAAACGGTTCACTCACGCGAGTCGAAGGAGTATCCCGACCGGCAAATCCACTCTGAGAGCTGATTGTGGGTCGGAAACTGCTTCCGGCATCACCAGCCTCGACCAGATCAGATCGAGGACGACTAGAAATCAGTGTCGGATTGCCAAAGAATTCAATGTTCTTGGCAATGTTGGTGATCATGTCGTTATGAAGCACAATCTGCTCCATAAACGGATCGAAATCACCTTCGCCGTCCGTGCCGCTGGCGTTGGGTTTGTTTAAACATTCAACAGCGGGCACAAAACCCAAAGAGTTTGGCCGACTCTTTGTCCCAGAGATACCTGCTCCAGGCTCTACTTCAAAACTGAGCTCTGAATCAGACTCGGTTTCTTGAATTGTATCTGCAGTAATCGACAAACGGACATAACGCTTGTTTTGCCCATAGACATCACTAGGCAAACCTAACGTTGCATTCTTGACCTTGTAGTCGTAGATAATTACGACTTCTTCAATTTGTCCATTTACATCGTGATAAACACGATATTGATTCTTATTAAAGAAGTAGATCTGATATTTAAGCTTTTGATCCGGTCGGAAGTAGAAAAGTCCACATCCATCGATCAAAAAGTTGCGAATAATCGCAGGAAAACGAATATCGAGTCGATTCAACTCGATAACATCGTGGAGAAAACGAGTCCGACTTTTAAAAGTGTCTTGATCGCAGTAAAAAGAGAGACCCTTCTTGATCATCAAGAGGGTCATCTGTTGAAGGTGACTCAGAACTACCATCGTGGCAGCCTGATTTTGTCGACCTTGAGTTCGAGCAGCCTCTAAGATCTCCTCGAACTTGTTTCGAACTTCAGTAGAGGCCGCCATTTAGCTAATTACTTCTTTTCCTTGTAAGAACGAGCTTTTTCCTTGGCTCGCTTCTGTTTCCCCATCTTAACCTCGTCACCGCTTGGAGCTTTTTTCTCTTCACGGTCTTTTTGAAACTTGGCTAAGACGTCAGCGGGCATTTTGTCAGCCATCTGGTAAGAGATATCGACGAACTCTTTCTATTCTAAGGGCTGCTTCAGGAAGTTTATCTACTGGGTAGGAAGTAATTAAATGGTCGTGACGACCAAGCATGTCTGTTTTCCCTTCCTCAGCTTCAAATTCGTCACAGAGTTTTTGTACTTCTGGCTTATCCCAGATGTAGTACTCAGCAATCGAACTAAGTTTACGGCGGCGTTTCTCCGCATCTCCCATCCAGCTCAAGTGCCAACCTGCGTCGCGATCCCCGACGTAATAATTATTCGTGGTCGCCCGAAGCGAAGAAAGAGTTCCAAATTCTTTCAGCTGACCCACGGTGCTTGCTGTCCCACAACGCCAGTCAAACTTCTCCCCCGTGGGAGATTCGAGCTGACGATCAGCTCTCCCGTAGTGCATAGACATGCTGAGCCGCACGGTCTTGTCCGGTTGTTCAAGAACCGCTTTCTTGACTTCGTCTAACTTTGCTGGGTTTGCGATCTCGTCGCAGTCAGAGCAGATGAAGAAAGTGTCTTCAGGGAGCTGAAAAAGCCCGACACTCAGAGCGTCTCGCTGCCCTCGCTCTCGAATCCAGGGGTCTGGTGCTTCCTCGACTGGAGGCAATTCAACATGGAGAACTTGGACTTTTTCTTCGGGGATACCAAGCTCTCTAAGAGTATTAACGCAGCTAAACTCTTTAGGTTCGCCCCGGTGCGTACGATTCGCATCAGTAATCAAGAAACCATCTACATGATCGTAGAGTGTTTCTATGCGAAGTTCTAGTAGTTCTTTCTCGTTGAAATACGGAAAGCAGTCGATTAACACGTTGCTTACACCTGAGTAGCAGTATGCTAACTCAGACTTCAGGTGTTGCTACACCGTTAATTCGTTTCTTTGCTTCTTCTAAAAGATAGCTTTTGGTGCGCTCTACATTTTCATCAACTTGCTGATCCATCTCAGAATCAAATTGAGGACGACTACCGTCATCAGGCATCGTGGGAGGCGTTGGTCCGCCACTTGTTTGCTCTAAATCAGCTTGAACTTGCCCACGGAAACGACGAGATGCTTCGTCTTCGCGGTCTCTTTGTTGACCAGCAGCGTCGACTGAACGATCAAATCGATCTGAAAAAAAGTCTGCGTATCCAGTAAAACTATTCATCAGTACAAGACGATAACGCCCTGAATAGATCCTCCACTCAGTGTAACTGCGCCGAAGGGAAGAAGTTCATTCCCCTGTAAATTCTCGATCTCAATCAAATCAGTCGCGCCGTCATTGAAACCGATATAAACATTATCGGTTCCCGGTGTTGACTTTGCTTCTGTATATAAAGCTCGACAAGTAGTGAATGTTTTTTCACCGTCTCCAGGAGCCCAATGAAACCCACTCGCATAAGGCAAACCAGCCTGCTGCCCGTATACAGAACCAAAAGCGCGGATGTCCATTCTCTAAGTCTTTTTGTCAGTCTAACTTACTCAGCTCAATAAGCTTTTTCAAATACCACTCTGCTTTTTTTAAGTCCTCCACACCGTTCTTGTGCTTAAACCGCCAGAGATATTTAAAGCACGAAAGGTGACAAAAACTTTTCACGGCATCTTCACCACCTGCAGCCAACATCGCATCGATGCACTCGATCTCGCCTTGGTTGTAGTGCGTAGGGTGATCAACGCGACTTGGATTACCTTTAGACGAAATCATGTCAGTATGCGAACATAGTCTTGGTGTCAATAATACTTTGATTTTTGAGCAATGCGGAAGAATATTTCGTATCAAGATGTTCGATCAAAGCAAAGTCAGGTATCACCACTGAATCGTCTTCACAAGTAACGGGAACGACGCGGCGGTGCTCTTGCCAAGGTTTTAAATCCTCAAAGGCAAGTCCCATCGAAGATCTATCGGCAATGGGCCAATTTCTTTTGCCTGTCTTTACATGACTGTGAACAGGGTTGCAACTCCAGCTATTCACATACTTCGCGGCATCCTCTTGATCAAGAATCATCATTCCTGAATAAGGATTCCCGAGGGTAGTAAATCCCAAAATATCTTTGTCAAAAGGTTTCGGGAGGAACTCTGATTTAAACGGGATGTCGCCCCATACGTATTCTGTAACTCCACCCAGTTTCCACTTTCTATAGTTATCGAACGGAATCAGCTTTGTTCCTTGTCTTTCTACACGACAGAAACCTGGCTCTAAATTCTGCTCACGAAGCTCATCTTTGTATTTATACCAATAGTCAAAGTGTTTCTTTGTGAACAACATATCATTCTCTGAGTACATATAAAAATCATGAGTACCCTTCAAAACCTTCCTAATAAAAGAAGGTTTGTGCGCCCAGCAGAGATCATATCCTTCGTACTGGGGTCCTGCAGCCACAAAGCCCACACGGTTGAAGTTGGTGTGAGAAGCGACGATTAGAGAAAACTCATCGATGTCGTGCCGGTGGTTATGGTCGATATAAATATCAACTTCTTTTTCAAGCTCAAGATCCTCGTAACCCTTTAGGACTTTGAGGGTCTTCTCGACTCTGTGCAGAGGATTGTGTGCTGTGATCGCGATGTAAATAGATTTCATCAGTATTCAACAGAGAAGTTGCCTCGACGTTGCAGGAACGTCATGAGCCAGGTGTAGGCATCTAAAAGGTCGTCGTGAGACGTCGCACCGACGTTAATCAACTGATCAGCCAGCGCATCAAACTTGCGGTACTTATTAAAGATGACTTTTTTATTTTCCAAAAGACCCAGTGTCCCTCTAAATCGAGCGACTTTATCTCCCCTAAAACCTTTTACCTCGTGTATGTGGAGATTACCCAGACCTCGTTCGTTTAGAAGGACTCGTTTGAGGTCAGCGGCCAAGGAAGCTTGGTAAGCAACAGCCTCAACGACAAGCGTCACTGTCGAATAAGTAGGAAAGTACTGGTCTCCTTGTAGCTCAAGAATCCCCCACTCAACGAGCATGTCACACAGCAGATCTATCTTCTCAAGGTTTCCGATAGAGCGCACCTGATGCGCGTCGATGATGTAGAACTTGTCCTTAAGGCGACCCCCAAGAACGAACGCGGTGTAATCAGACGTCTCATTCTTACTGGCTGACAAGTCGATCCCCACAGCGAGGGAGTCAAACTCAGTCTCGACCTCGCCTTTAACAATCAGATCAGGCGAAAGCACCAGATCAGAGGTCATCACTGGCTGTTGCTGGTACTGGAAAGCAAATGCAACCGGATCCAGTTCCTTTTGTTGTTGCAGATACTCAACTGACCACTGCTCAGGCCAGTAGCTGATCGCGTCTCCGTCGGCGTCGTATGTAAGTGCTTCTTGAGAGACCTGTTTCCAGCCTTTTGAAGGAGAAAACATTGTCTTGTGGATATCGAGGGGATGGAATCGGGTTCCTAAGCAAATAGAACGACCGCCCTCAAACACAATCGGTGCGATAACGGAGGACCAGTTGTTGTTCATCTCATCCCGAACTGCCGGGTTTTTGATGTCCGCACTGGATTTGATCGGGTCATCGACGATGACCAGATGAGCACGTTTTGACGTGATACTTCCTCGAAGCCCTGCAGCACGTAGAGTGAATTCCTCGTCGCCCACACGGTCGATACCGGCATAGTCGAAGTCAATCGACCAACCGATATCACTCTGCATACCGGACTTCAGCTTGACTTTCGGGAAGATCTTCTTGAACGAAGTCGAATCGATTATCTGCTTGATGATCCGACTCTTCGGAATAGCTGTGGCGATGTTGTAAGAGCAGTAAATGATCTGCAGAGGCATTCCTTTGCTGGTGTGCCTTCCAATGATCCAGGCCGTGAACATGTTGAGCACGGTCGACTTGGCGCTTCCGCGAGGAGCGAGAATATCTAGGTTTGGTCCTGCAATATCTAGAAGGTATCTATTGCTTACTCCCGTTATCAAGTGCTTATGCCATTCCAGCATATGGTGCGCTGGAGCTTTATCCATGATCGTACAGAACGTCAGAAAGTCATCCTGTGCTCTTGTGAAAATGCTATCGATAGCAGCATCAGAATCATCAACAGCTTTCTGCGCTCGAAGCTTTAAAGCGCGTCGGTATGCGAATGTTTCTCTGCTAGGCATTATCGATTAGTGTTTGTATACTGATACTGAAATTCTAAACCCGTATGTCGAAGATTCTTTGGTACGGAGATGCTTGTTCGAATACTGGTTTTGCTCGTGTAACTCATAGTATTCTAGAGCATTTAAAAAAAGATCATGAGATTGTCGTATATGGGATCAACTACACAGGAGATCCTCACGATTATCCTTTCAAAATTTACCCAGCCAGTGCTGCTAACCCTGCAGACAAGTTCGGCATTGGTCGAATTCAACAGATTGTTGAAAAGGAACGTCCTGATTTCTTTATCTGTTTAAACGATATCTGGGTCGTAAACCAAGTCTGGGAAAGAGTTCACCTTCTCAAATCTCGGTTCAACTTCAAGTTCATCGCATACTTCCCTACAGACTCGGAGTGGTATCCACTTCCGATGCTGAGATTTGTTGAGGACTGGGATTTTGCGATCACGTTTACCCCAGAGCAAGCCCAACGGTTGATGGCTCACGGCATCAAACCTAAAAAGCTTGGGATCATCCCACACGGTTTGGATCAAGGTAAGTTCTACGTCGTCGACCGAGACGAGGCTCGCAAACGCTTAGGTCTGCCGCTAGACAAATTTATTGTTTTCAACGGCAACCGAAACCAGCCCAGAAAACTTATCGATCAAACGATCAAGGCATTTGCTGAGTTTGCAAAAGATAAGGATGACGTAATCCTTTATCTGAACATGGGCGAAAAAGACCTGGGTTGGTCCGTCAAGGAACTCTTCGAGACAGAGATGCGCCGAAGGGGTGCCGACCCATCAGCAAAGTTGGCGATAACCCCGAACATCAACTACATGGCTGCTCCGCCAGATGAACAACTAAACCTCATATACAATGCTGTTGACGTCGGCATCAACACCGCAAACGGTGAGGGTTGGGGACTTGTTCCCTTCGAGCACGCGATGTGTAAAAAACCTCAGATTGTTCCTGCACATACGTCTTGCCAGGATATCTGGAAGGACAAAGGTCTATTGATCGAAGTCGCAGCGTGGATTTCCGATAAAGACTTAGGCGTCGAACGAGGAATCGTTAACTACAAGCACGCTTCAGAATTACTACAGAATTTGTATGAAAGCGAAGAATACCGCCAAAAAATTGGCGAAGATTGCTTCGAAGTAACTCAAAACCCTGCTTACAGATGGGACAAGATTGCTCAAGGATTCACTAAAGCCATGGAGCTTATCTGATGACACATACTAGATTTCAAACCACACTTAAGTACACTCAGATCCCGGTAAACATCCGTAGTAAAACGGGATACCCAACTGTCTATCAACAAGCCGATGACATCGGCGGTAAGTTCTCTCGCATTTACTGGGGTCTTCCTGAAAAAGCAGTAGCGAACTTCAGCCCTTGTCTTGTCATCCACGAGGGTCACAGGCTCGTATCGTTCAGGAGTCAGCCTGAGCCTTTTGTGTTCCGGCATGATCAAAAATATTTCTACTACAACAACACGCCCACGGAGATCTACATCGGTGAGCTGACTTCAGAGAACTCAATCTCAGGCGCTAAGAAAATTAGAAACAAGCCTCATCGTCTCAGCTACGAAGACGCACGGCTTTTTAAAGCTCCTGATAATGATTTGTACATGCAATTCATTACTAGCTCGTACGCATCCAAATGGGATACGTCAAATCACACTATGGTAAACCAGCCAAAGGTGTGCGTTGGGCATATCGACGAGTACGGCGAAGTAAACGACTGTATCTTCCCTCCAGTCGGAAACAATCTTGAGCCCGGTAAAGCTGAAAAAAACTGGTGCTTCTTCAGTGAAGGAGGAAAGCTACGACTTCTCTACTCAACCATTCCTATTTCTATTAGGACACCTGGCGAACCGGACATTACCATCGATTCGGAATGCCTTAAAAAAGTTGTAGGCAACTCACCCACCTTCAACTCCACGGCTCCGATCGACATCGGTGACGAGTGGCTTGTGTTTTTCCATTGGAAATACATGGCTATTGATACGTCAACGCAACGCCCTCATCTCCTTTACCACCTGGGAGCTTATACACTCGATAAAAAATTCACCAAAATCACACGTCAATGCACAGAAGCATTGTTCAGTGGGTCGACTAACGATGACCTTATTTGGTGGACTGATTGCGTAGGCAACCCGATTTCGACTCAGCCTGCTTGTATCCTTCCTTTCGGAGGTGAATATGTCGAAGAAGATGACACAATCGAGTTAGCTCTCGGGGTCAACGACAGCTTCATGGGCATCTTCAAATGCCCTTTGGTTAATATCTTGGCTCTCCTCGAGCCTGTCTAAGTACGAAAGAATAAGATCCCTGAGTTCTTTATAACGAACAAACCAATCAGGGATCAAACCAAAATGCGGTAAATAGCTACGGTCATATTCAGTGTCTTCAATAAACTGAATAATCCGCTCTCTATCTGTCACGATTTCTCTTCTCTTTCAATAGTCGACCATACAACGATAGAAGCTTCGTCGATCAGATCCGACATTGTTGGCGAATCTTCAAAGCTGTTTACGAGCTCACGTAAACAACGATCCGCACCAGCAAGTAAAAGCCCACGGCGATCAATACCGTCAGTGAGCTGTCGGACGGCCTGGATATGCGACCGGAGTTCTTTTTGCAAGACGCTGATTTTCGTCGCTGCTGTGGCATGATCCAACATTCCTGTAAGAGTCATTTGCCGGACATTATCAATGTCCATTTTCAGACTGTCGATTTCGATCAGCAGGACCTTTCGAAGGTCTTGCTTGGGATATTTTTCTTGTAACCAGGCGGTGAGGTCGGCAATTGAGCCGCTATAACCAGGACGGAGAAAACGAGCATATAAGTAAGACTCAATGTCACTCGTGCTGTTCTTGACATAGTGCAAGAAAGCGTCCTTTTGTGTCTTGCCTAGCGTATCTAACCAAGCCCCGACAGTATTAGTATCAGGCGCTTGTGTTGTAATCATGCGAAGAATCGCTGTCCGGCTAAGGCGATATTAACCGCATTCGAACGAAGATCCTTCGTTGCGGCGGTGTTTGCACGAATGCGAGCGATATCACTCTCGGTCTTAGCTTTATTAAGAGTCAGATTACCGACAATGTTTTGGTCACCTAAAGCCAGCTGACCGGCAATACGCTGAGCACCCGTAGCCAAGGCACCCTGCGTTGTTGCACGAGTCGTGGCTAAAGTTCCAAGATTTTTGGCAAACTGCTGAGCAATATTTGCTTTTGCAGTTTCCTGTAAAGCTCGGATACCTAA